AGAAGAAAGAGTCCAGATTCCACGATCAGCAATGTTCTCACGTTTCATAAACATTTTCTGCTCGTAAGCGTTGACGTACGAGGCCAACGCTTCGTAAGAACTCGAAATATACTTTTCAAATTCCATTTCACAGATCTTATTAAGGAACCCAACAACGCTTTCAGTAGTCTTCTCTCGTTCTTTGTATATAACCTCGACCAGAGGGCCCAGATGCAAATAGATAGAATCGGTATCAACAGCAATAACATAATCTTCATTCTCCGTTTTTAAAATTTTGTTTAGATACTTGTTCATGCGATCTTCAATCCAACGGATTGAAACCTGACCAGATAAAGTAATTGCTTCTGCATTTTCAAGTTTGTAATAACGAAAGTATTCGTTACCAATCGCACCATAAGCAGAGTTCAGTTGGATCTTACGAGCCATCTGAATGTTATTAAATGTTGCGATATCTTTGACAAGTTTAGGATCTTTAGTATCTTCATACTTCTGTTTTGCAGCAAGCATCTTTTTCTTATACACAGTTCTTTCTGTGTATATCTTCTCCATGATCTCTGGTAGAAAACCACGGATGTCAGTCCGATACATTGCACCGTTGGCACATACCGCACTATCTTTATGAAGTTGAAAGTCTATCTCTTCTTGAAGTATTCGATCAACCGTAGCTGTTGGGTGTCTGTCATCCTTGAGGGTCTCTGGGGAAATATTATATTGCATAATGAGATGAGGATACAGACTATTAAGGTCAAACGAAACCACCCAATCATACTTTCCTGGCTTTGGTTCTTTGACGTACGCCCCTGCATATTTTTCTGATTTTGATGTTCTTTTCTTTGGTGGTATGACAATGTTTTGTTTCTTAAGATAATTGTAAATGATAGTATCCCACATTCTTACTTGGTAATGAATGTCAATAAAGTTTACTTTGGCATCAAACGCCATTGTAATCGCAAGTTCAATCAATTTCAACTTGTCTTCAAGTTTGTCAACAAGTTGAACGTCAATAATATTGTATCGAACAAACTTATCCCAATCTTTTGTATAGAACTCACGGAAAGTATCATACTCATCATGATCAAGTTTTTTCTCACCCAACTCATAATTAGCAATATAGTCCAATCGATATGACTCTTGGTTTGTATATGTAAATCTCTTATACAAATCAAGATAATCAAGTTGAGTAACACCACCAATGTCATATGTGATATTCTTACGACCACTAATATAAACTTCATCCTGAGATACAAGACCCCAAGGCGATAAGTCTTTCATGGACTTCTCACCAAGAACACGATTGATTCTACCAGCAAGATATGGTATGTCATACATTTGAGAGTTCCAACCAGTAATTACTTCTGGTAGATTCTTTCTCCAGTATGCTAAGAATGATCTAAGAAGATGAGCTTCATCATCACATAAAATATAAGTTACATTTGGGTCTTTGTTTACAAAAGGTCTTGAACCAAAAGTTGTAACCTTCTTTGTTGCATAATCCTGTAAACTAATCAGTAATAATTCTTCTGCAACATTCTCAACATCAGGGAAACCACTCTCTGCAGCAACCTCAATGTCAATCGTTACAAGACGAATCTTTTTAATATCAAACTGTATATGATCCTCTGGATATTTTTCTGAAATATATTGATAAACATATCTGTCATTGCCATATATTTTAAAGTTCTCGACTTCATCATACTTCTTATAAAACTCACGACAATCTTTCACGAAGCCAGGTTGAATTGGTTCAACAGAGTCGCCTTCTAAGGTTTTATATTTTGTTTTTCTTTTAGATGGAACAAATAAAGTTGGTTTCCATTCTTCTCGGTGTGTGATGTGTTTTCCATTCTCATATCCACGAATCAAAAACTGATTACCTATGAGCTGTATGTTGGTGTAAAATTTCACGAAGTCACTTTGGAATACTTTTCAAAAATCATAGGACTAGGAGTAACAAGAGTTGTGATCTTGTCAGAACTAATCATTATCTCATTTTGTTCAGTATAATCCTCCATCCATTTATGTAAATCACCTTCTACAATTTTGTAAGGTTTTGTTAATTTACAATTTGGATCTCCAAACTCAGCAGCGATCTCTTCAATCTCTGATACTACTATCTCCTGATTAGACAACAACAGGACTTTGATTACCTTTGTCTCTTCCATCGATTTTCTCCTGATAAAGTTTTTTTAAATTTTCTATTGGTTCAACAATTGTTATTACCCAGTCGGCCGAACAAGGTACTCTCTTCTCCGCAGAAAGAGGAATCCAAGGATAAAATACAATATTTATTTTTGATGAATATTGATTCGTAGTGCCTTCACTCAAAACAGTAGGTTCTTCTGGTTCATACATTTTCACAATCAAAGGATCATGAAAAAAGTATCCAATGACCTCTTGTTCAACGGACTTAATTTCTTTTACGTCAGCGATGATATCCTCACCTGACTTAAGCATTACTAATTTAACAGACATTTAACATTTTCTATGTTTACATTATAAAAGACCACTCAACAAAAGTCAAGTGGCCTTTAATCCTATGTGATTTTATTTATAGGTAATTTTTACGAGCGTGATGTTCTGGAACTACCTTACCCAATTTGACAGTAAGAAGTCCATCCTCTAATTTGACATCTCTGACTTCATAATCATCTGAGAGTGTCCATGCTCTATTGAAAGATCTCTGAGCTAATCCTTGATAGACATAATCGGATTCTTTCTTTTTGTTATCCTTTTTCTTTCCTTCAACGAATAGTTTTCCGTATTCGGTGTAGACATTAACTTCATCCTTTTTAAATCCAGCAAGTGCAATCTCTAACCGAGACTCAGTATTACTTACTTGAATTAGATTGTAAGGTGGATAGTTTGTTATAGTCTCATTGAAAAACTTATCGAAATAAGTATCCATACCGATACTATTTTTTGTGATGCGATCCATTAAATCTCCAAGATCTGCAGCACGATATCTTTGAATGTTAGTCATAGTTCTCCTTTAATAAGCGAGTGTGAATTGTGTCCCCGAAGGCGACACTACTAATTATAACAGAAGACATTAAAATAGGGGGTGGTGAACCCCCCAAAAACACTTCGGTTTCCTCCTTAGTCTAGCAGTGCTCTACAATGGCTGATGCAAGATTTATCCCTTACATCACATTCTGAAATGCATTCAAAGTAGTCATCAACTGAATTGTTGGAAGATGTCTCACGTTCGAGATTCATCCAAGGCCTTAAACTATTGAACGATATGAGATTGTGCATAGATTGTTTTCATTTAAACACATAACTATCTATAATAGTTTTTAAGATAGTAACACTTCTTCATTTAATAATTGTGGTTTCTCTTCCTCTTCTTCCTTTAAATTTGCACCGTCATATTCACTAATTAGTTTTTTACCACTTTTAATAAAGTCCTCAGATTTATCCATCTTAATTACCATTTCCTTCCTCCTCTGGTTTTTTTCTTTTACCTATGTTGTATTTAGTTTCAAGATTCCACTCACCTTTTTCTTTATAAGAAATAACTTTAATTTGATTTAATGGCGCTATGTCATTAACTTTATCAGTCGAGACAACAGAAACTAATCCCCAGTCTAAAAGCAACTGGATAATACGATTTCTTCTTTGTACATCATTGACTGTAATATTAGCTCTCTTACCGTCTAATGCAAATAGTTCTTTAAAATGAACGATGTAGTATCTGCCTTGTTTATGAAGAATGTGGCAAGACTGATATAATTTCTTTTCCTTTCTTGAAGCTACACCAATACGAGTAAGAGTTTCTCTTACTTTAAGAAAATCATCTGGTTCATTTAATGTAATTTCAATCATCTGGTCTGGCGACCAATTAATTTGAGGCTCAACAATTGAGTTCATCTTATTCCTCCAGTATCAAGTCGATCTCGAATAAACGAGAGTTGTTCTCTAGTCAAAATGTTTAAAACCTGTTTTGCCTTTTCACTACTATAACCATAGTGACGTTTCACAAGATCAAGGTCTTCAATTTCTTCTTTACGAAGCCAAGGAGAGTATCTCTTCCTTTTCCTGAGACTATTTAGAAAAAAGTCATATTGTAACTTCTTTGATAGATTTGGATGTTTGTTCATTTCATTAGCAAACATGACCGCATCTATGTGTCCAGATAGACATCTGTTGATAACGTAAGCTGGATACTGTTTCTCTAAATCAGCATCCTCATCAATTAAATTATTCTTATTTGTATTAATTGAATTCAACCATTCTTTAAGTTCTGTCATGATACAATGCAATTCTTTTTTCAATGTAGACTTTTGCTTTTTGCAAGTCGTCTAACTCAGTTTCACGGTCTTTGTGTCCAGCACGACAAAGATATTTAATAACATTACCTGTAAAATAATCAAGTTCTTGATCTGCAATAAAATCCCAAACTTCAATTTTCCCTCTTTGATAATGTGAGGGTGAAAATTTATTCATACTTTTTTCTTTTAATAATAATTCTGTCATTTTCATAATCAGGTATAAATTCAAGAGGATCGTCATGATTCCAACAGAGTTCTCCATACAGAGAGTTCAAAGTGGCCATGTCATCCCAAAGATCGTTTGATTGTTCCATAGTTAATTACTTTCTGATAATAACAACATCTCCTTCATCATCATCGTCTTCATCCTGTGCTTTGAAAACTAAAAGTTCTTCACCAGATTGAACATCAGACATTTCTGGATGCACATTTCTCTTCTCTTGTTGTCGGTTAAAGTCTCTTAAGGTAGAGGTCATCATAGCATACATGTATGCGAAGGTTGCCCCTGCAAGACAAGCAAAACAAAGAAAATATATAAAGACGCTAGTGTCATTCATCGGAATCCATGTTGAAATAATTTTTGTATAGGAACTTGTTTTATCTTATCTATAATATCAGTCTCTATTTTGTCTAGAATGTTTACATCAATATGCATGAATGGTGGAATGATTCCAAGCATTCTTAATAATCCATCAACAAACAATGCCAAAGTAGTGAATCCGAGAATCATGCTAAGAACAGTAGCATCACGATTATGCTTTGCCATTGACTCTTCGTCAATCTCTCTTGCCTGTTTAACTGCTTCTTTTACAGCAGATTCGATCAAAAAATTAACTTCTTCCTTTGTATAGAAGTTTTTATTTTTTGATTCGAGTTTCGTTACAGTTGACACTGGAAACTCTTGTATTAATGTTTTGATCATAAGTTTTTACCTAATGATGTCGATATGCATATCTTTAGTCCAAACCTCTAATTCTTTTCTAAGAGAACCACTGGACTTAAGACTTTCATATCTTTTGGAGGCCTTGTTTTTCCACCATTTGATGAGGTTCTCTTGATAGAATTTATCAAAGTTGATTGGGTTTTTCTCCAGAATGTCAGTATCTCCTCGAATAACTTCTCTAGAATTAGCAAATCCATAGTCACTGAAGTAGACTCTTTTCTTTTCAGTGAGGTTCTTTGCATTTGCAATTGCAGTCTGAAATTCCGCAGCCTTTTGAGAAGACGAGTTCTTTTTGATGATAGAAATCATCTTTTGTTGAGTCTTTAACTTGCGACTCGAAGCGTCCTCTTTGACTAGTAATTTGTCGTTGTTTCTCGCTATAAACCATTTATTTAAACCTTTAAAGACATCATCATGTAGCAAAGGAGTAAAGTCACTCATAGTCAATCCTTTGTATCTCATGTAGGGTTTCAATCCATCATATTGAGATGACGACTTTGTTGTACCATAAAGTGACGTGGTTTCAAACAAACAAATATCTGAACCATATTTACTATTTAACTGTTCTCGAGCTTCATGAGAACAACATAATAGTGCAAGAAGTTTACCACCAAGATAATTAAATCCAAATGGTTGAGTGGGAACAATAATAAATCCCATGATTGAGTGACGATTAAATCTCTTCAACTCAGGTGGTCTCCTTTT